AACTCTTCCTGTAGAACAGGACGTGTACTCTTGAATTGATCTGCCCAAGTATTCCACTGTTGACGAATCATACGCTTGCCATCATCGGATAATGTATTTGCTAGATCTGCTTCGTAAATTTCTTTTTGACTGTAATAGAACTGGATATCCTTAGCAGCGCCTACTTCTTTAAGATAGTCATCAAGAGTCTTACTCTGCTTGAGATCAGATTGAAAGATAAGTTTGTAAGCATCAAAACTAAAGTCACCCTTTGTTGGGATAAGGAAAGCAGCACCTTCTTTGTACTTCTTGAGAAGTGGCTCGTTTTCTTTAATCCAAGTATTGGCACCCTCTACAGCACGCACAATAGCTACAGTGTTACGCTCTGACTCAGATACTGTAAACGGCATCTGATTAGGAAAGAGTTTAATCCACTCTTGCGTGGTTCTGTCGATGTCACCATTGTAGGTTTGTAGCAAATTATTAAAGACTTGCTTAAAGTTTGTACGTTCATTGTCGCGTACCCACTTAGCCATATCGGACTTAAGTGTTACCTGTGGGGAAGCCGGAGCAATAAAGCCAAATACCGCACGAAGTGCTAGAACGCTTAGGGTTGCAGACTGTAATCTGTCCTTGTATTCCTGCAATTCTCCAGGTGTTGGTGGTACTTCAACTTCCTGCCCATTGATAATCTCAATACGAGACTTTGGGCTATAACCTGCAGCTTCTAGGTAGGTTGCTCCCTTGCGGAAAGCAGATGCGTACTGTGATGAACGCTCATCTTTGTTTAATGCACCCAAGATACGGTTAACGTGGGCAGGCATTATGGCGCTAATCATTGGAGCGTCTTCACCGTACTCGCCCAAGAAGACTCGTTCTAATTCAGCAAACTGAGGTATCAGGTTTCCCATTACCTTTAACGGAAACGCTGCTAATGGACCTGCAAATGTAGGAAATAGTGAATCAGGGTTCATCGAAGGTGTAACCATCTTTAACTTACCAGAAAACTCTACTGGCATTGGAATCTGAAATGCAGTTTCTACACCAAATGCCTTCATCATTCCATTGACTACCTTGTACACAGGGTTTAATCCTGGATAGAAGAAGTATTGTTCACCATTATCATCTGTTTGTACAAAACCAGAGTGTGAAATACCCTCATAAGTAAGAGCTGCACGTACAACCGCCTCTGGGTTGTACCTTACGGTACGACCAATACGACGATAGAAGTCTTCAGTAGCACGATAGAAACGTGCAAAGTTGCGTCCTGACATAGCCAACTGGCTACGCACTGCAGGATTGTCTACAAATGCTAGAACTCTCTCACGAGCAAGGTCTTCTGCAATGTCAACTAAGTGGCGAGTGGCTTTATCCTTAGCCTCATCAAGTGCTTCACCTGTTAAACCTTTAGTGAGCTGATCCATAATGCGCTTTTCAAAGCCTGTAGCACGCATATCCTTGCGGATCTGTGTTAACTGATAGATAACCAGTGGCTCACGTGAGAATCTGGCGTTAGCCTCTCCCATATAGCCCCATAGTTTTTCACTAATACCTGCACCAAATCGGTTTCCCTCTGTTACTGGTACTAGCCTTGGGCCTGCAATCCACTTAGGAGCAAGAGCAAAGTCCTCGGCATCCGGTAAATCATCTAAACCAAGGTTTCGTGCAGATACTTTTACCTTACGGTTACTATCAACAAAGCGAATCTTGTTAAGAAGATCCTGGTTTACTTCACCATTCTCCTTAGAGAGTAAATTCTTTACCGCTTGAAAGGCACGCGTTGCGTGAGTCTGCTCTGTTTCTCCAGGAATGCTGTATAACTGAAAGCGGTCACGTCCTTTTTGTGGCAAACTTTTGAGGTACTTAACAATGTTCTCTACTGCCTTTTTTTCATCGTTAAGATTAGCGATAGCAATGCTACCAATCTCATCATTAGCAATTCGAGAGATCTGCACAAGCCAACCAAGTCGAGCCTCTGTACTTGCAACTGGACTAAAGTTATCAAACTGACTCTTGCCGTATGCCTGCTTGTATCTAACACCATCATAGGTTAGTGCTGCCATTTCGCCAAAGCGCTCAACGTCATCTGTTGCAGCCATATACTGATCTGCACCACGAAGGCCGTTTTTGCCACCTTCACCAATGATACGCATAGTATCTTGCAGACGACCATACTTGGCAAACTCTGCTAAAAACTCTGCAGCTTCTTTATCAAGGTATTTGCCAACCATTGAATCCATCAGCGCTTCAGCCATAATAGTTTGAACTGCATTAACATCGCCAGCCGCAGATGCTGCAGCGATTCTAGCGTTGTAGGCGTTTACTTCTTTCCTACGTACAATTTTGTTAATAAAGCCTAGATTGCCCTCACCTGATGCAGCACGTAAACGTGTTGATAGGAAACGACCCTTGACGAGTCCCCAAGGTGAGTCACCTACTGCGAGGTGGAGCATTAAATCTTCTGCTGCATTACGCACTGGGAACTTTGGTCCTGCTAGAGTTCCTAAAGTCCAAGCGCTAGTTAAATCATCTGCCCATTGCTTTTGAGAAGCGCCTACTACATTATCAATAATTCCTGAGCGAGCAGCAAGACGATCAAGGTCTTGAACGCTAGGAGTTGAAATAGTTTCAGATAGTTGATAATCAAATAACGCAGAACGCTGACCATTTGGTAATAGATCTGGGTTTTCAATCTTGGTAACTTCAATACCATTCTCATCAGTAGATCGAATAATAGTAGGAGTTGCGTAAGCCTTTGGAACACCTTTGCTACCGAAGTTGCGTAGAAACGCTTTACCAGCTTCTGATTTATCTACACCACGAATTGTTGCAAGCGTGTACCAGATGCCTTCATAGATCTGCTTGCGCTGGCCTTCATTGCCTGCGGTAAAAGCCTCTGCAATAATCTTTGAGTGGTAACGAGAGTTTGCAAGACGAGCCAAACGGTATACCTGTGTAGGCGCATCGTCTGCTAATACATTAAAACGGTTATCACGAAAGAATGGGATAGTTGCAAACTTGCGTGCAAAGCGATCAAGGCGTCCTTGGATCTGGTCAAGTGACATACGTATTGAACCATCTGGACCTCTAAGGCGACCCACTTGACGTTCTTTTGCTGCAAGGACTGCAACATCATCTGTTAGTCCTGCTGCGATATCTTCAAACTGGATCTTGTCTGTGCCATAGAAAGCATCAACAATCTTTTGTCCTACTTTATCAATATTAAATACACGATTAGCTGTACGAAGAGTATTGATTCGTGCTTTACGAGCAGCATCTAAGGTTGGGATAAGCGGAACTTGTCGTCCTGGTTGACCCTTAATAATGTTTCTAACGTCTACAGCATTTAACAAATAACTTTTAGCAGTTGCTGCATCTTTAACGCCAGCCTCAATAAACTCATCTATAGCCGCAGGACCAAACTCTGGGGCAATACGACGTAGTTCATCTAATAGTGCAACCTGAACACGTAGATCTTTGGTTGTTTTACGAACAGTATTAAGTTCGTTTAGTTTAGATCCGTAAAGGTTAAAGAAATCTACTACACCTTTTTGTCCAAAGACTCTATCAAGGTTCTCAGTATTACCAACACTCGAAAGTAGATTACGACCATAGGTAAACTTCTCTTTACCTAGTACGTTAAATAGTAAGAACTCACCAGCATCGTATGCTTTTTTAGCCTTGCCTAGTACGAGTAATGGATCTGCAAAAAGCCTAAAGGCTGCATCCCCAACTCCCGAAATACCTTTGTATAGAAATTGTGAACCATCACCACCAGGAAGTATGTTTGCAAGCTGGCGACCTGGAGAATACTTGGCAGCCTGAACTCGATCTAAAGCATCGTTAAAATCTTTTACATCTTCTTCTGTGCTATATCGAATATCTGCACGCTTGGCAATCTGCTTTTCAATATCAGTGCCTTCAGCAATAATATCATCTAGAGTTTTACCGCTTGCTACTTTCATAGCTACATTGATTATGTCGCTGCCAAATTCTTTTTTAGCCTTTGAAATACGGTCTGGGCTAAAAACCATATCGCCTTTGTCGTTAGCAATTTCAAACGCCTTGGCAACATTTACACCTTGGTCTAACGCAATAGCACCAGTACGATATAAGCGAGTACCGAAATCAGATACTTCTGTAATAGCAGCAAAGGTTCCACCAATAACAGCCTTAATAGGTGCAGTCATATAGTGAAATGCTGAACCAATAGGACCACGCTTTTGCTCAGGTGGTTTATCTTCTGATTCGCCAAACATAGCAATATGAGCGTTTTGTTGATCTTGCGTCATTTCGCTAAACTTTTGTTGTGCAAAATTTGGAGGCAAAGCAAGGAGACTCTTGTGTGAGTCTAGCAGTTTAGCCAAACCATCAACTTGATTCTTTTGTGCTGGATTAAGACCAGCCTGAGCTGCTGCAGAAATTAAATTATTCTGTGCCATTTATAGACCTCGTGATGCGGCTCGCTGATACAAAATTGCTATTTCACCAGTCTGGTCATATGGAATCATCTTTGCTAAGATATCAGATAGCTTCTCTGTTGCAGGCTGCATCATTAACGCGCTAGAGCCTGGTCCTTCACCCATATCAATACCTGCAGTAATTGGTTCGTTTGGGCGCTCTGATGGTGCATATAGTTCTGTTACTGGAGCCTGTGGCTCGACTTGACGTAATCTACCTGTTGGTCCTGATACTGCATCAGCGGTTTTTCCAAGTGGAGCACCGGACTTAATAGCCTGTGTCTCTACACCTTCACCGTATGCGGTAGAACCCATCTGTAAATTGTCAGTACGCGTGGCATATTTGCCAGGACCTGCTGGGCCAGCCAATGGATTCATTGGTGCTGTTGTCATCGGTCCTCCTCTAAAGTCTCTAGGTCTTGCGCCATCTGTTCCCAAGCCTGATTGGTTTCAGTCTTTTGGTTAGAATGGTAAATGCTTAATTCGTATAATGATTCAAAGAATCCTGTTGCAACCTGCGATAAGTTATACGCAGTCTCTGTAAGTATTACTACAAAATCAGAAGGGCGTATAGGGCGACGTATTTTATTATGATCCATCACCCTATACACCTTCCATTAAAATAATTAACCCTTTTTTACTGCTGTGCCTCTGCGGCCTGCTGGCATCATTGATGGAATTACCTTACCGCCTGCTGGCTTAGAGGTATCCTTCTTGCCTTCAACTGGCTTTGACATTGGCGCTGCTGCGCGTGATCCTTTATTCATATTTACACCTCCCTCAGTTATGCTGCGCCGGTGATACCAGCGAGTAGTTGTGCGATATCTGGACGTTGACCAGCAGCAGGGGCCGAACCAGCTTGTTCTTGTGGAGGTTGCTGCGAGGCAGTAGCGGGGGCCGCACCTGCTGCTGGAATCTGTTGCTCCATACCTGGTGCCATAGGTGGCATCTCTGGGGCTGGAGCTGGTTCTGGTGCAAATGCTTTTTCGATAATGTTCTCTAGGGCCTGTCCCTTTTGGCGACCTTGGATAACAGCAGCGATACGGTTGATAATCTGTGAAGGGTCTTGGCCTTGCGCCGCGAGTGCTGGTATCGCCTGAGCATACTGAGCAACAGCAACGCGCAGAGAATCACGCATTTCTTCAATGTCAACACGTTGTTCCTCCTGTGTAACGTTAAGATCCATTGGGATCTCACGGCGTACATAGTCGCGTGATACGAGCTTATCGCTACGCATTTGTAGTAATGCAATGATGGCACGGTTAGGGTCCATACCAGACATAATTCCATAGCGTACATCTACGCCATATTCACCCTTGATGTCGCGTGATGGGCTGTACTTGAGTACATAAGGTGTTCCATCGTCAGATCCCTTGATTGTCTTAGGGATTCCGCCAAATACTTTCTCATCTGCTTCAAAGCAGAGAGAAACAAGTTCTGTAAATAGTCGAGCAAATTGTGCTTGTGCTGCCTTGATCTGTGTATCAAAGCCTGCTTGTAGAGCCTGTACGCCACGACCAGTAACTACTGATGCGCTGATATCACCTGAACGTGACTCTGGGTAACGAGCACCAAGGCGTAGTTCACGCTCTAGTACACCGGATTCTGTAAAGACTCCAGGTGGTAGTTCTAGTGGTACACGACGAATACCTTGCGGATTAGCAGAACGCATAATCGCATCTGGTCCAAGTGCCAACTCTTGCACATCCTGTGGGATAGCAATAGGTGCTTGGATAGACTTCTCGGCTGCTTGAATCTGCAAGATAGCAAAGCGAGCACGGGCCAGTTGGACTGAGAGTACATCATCAAACTGACCGCGTGCTTCGCCATCTAAGGAGGAACGCATAATGGTACGTGCCATACACTTGCCAAGAATATTTGGCGTTGAGGATAGAACTAGGTTCTTACGCTCAGGAAGGTATAGCAGGTCTTGATCTTTGTCGTGATATCGAACCATTGATACATAAGGAGAGGATAGCTGATACTGATTACGACCTAGGATCTGATCGTAGAACTCTGGGTATTGTGATGCAAGTGTTTCAGCATCTGTAATAATAACCTGAGTAAGAGACAGGGTTCTGCCATAACGATCTAGTTCTGGGTATACACCAAATGGGTTGAGCATACGGACACGAGGATTGTTATCGTCATAGTCCATCTCAACCATACCAACACACATACCGTAGGTGTTATACCAATCGGCTGCTGTATACATCTGGAGTTGTAAGTCAGAGTTTGAGACATAGAAGTTAGCAATACGGGTACGCGTATCTGCGGCCTTACGTGCTGCATCAGAAACCATATTGGTTGCTGAACAGTTAAAGGATGGCAGTGGTGCCATTGCTTCTGCTAAGTCACGTGCTGCTACGTCAATGAAGTTAGCAACGAGAGGCTTTGGATAGTCCTCTGAAAACATCGAAGGAAATACCTTTGAGATATCTCCTTGACGCACCGAAAGTACATCACGCATACGCTGGTCACGCGCTGATGAGCGTGTGCGTAGGCGCGATAACTTCGCGTCAACTTCTTTGACTGATAACAATGTAACTCCTAATAACGGGGGATAAAACTACTAGCGCTTCTTACTTGGCTTTCCACCTGTTTGAGCAGATGTTGTTCCCTTTTTGCCTGTCATTGCAGCCATTGCTGTCTCTTTAAGTTGCTTTTTAAGATTTTTATCAGCAGCAGCAGTATTTGCTTTGCTTGTTGGTGTGGACTTTAATCCACCACTAGCACTACGGTAAGAACGTGTATTTAGTCTTGATCTTGCAGAAGTTCCAACTGCGGTAACAACGTCGCGTGCTTCGCGTGCTGTTGTCTTTGCGCGTCCTACAACCTTAGAAACTGTTGATGTGCCAGCCTTAGGCTTTCGTGCTGTTACCTTTGCCTGTGTTGCTGTACCACGTGCGGAAGCCTTATCCGCAGCACGCATACTCATAGGTTTTGGTGAATATGCTGTTGCTTGCTTCTGTTGAAGCTTTAGGGCACTAAGTGCCATCTTTTGGTCCATACTAAGACTACCATCTGCCTTTGCTCCCGTGCCTTGTTTGACATCTTTTAGAAGTCTCTTTAGGTAGGCCTTATCGGCATCACTCATTTTCTTTGGTTTTGGTGCCATTTCTATTCTCCTTAGTTAAGTTTTTATCTATTCTTTGTTCCGAAGATTCCGCCACCAAAGCCACCCATAGCGCGACCACCTCTAGGCTTAGTCTTATTTTTCTTTGTTTCTGCTTTTCGAGCAGCCGCTTCATTTGCTTGAGCAAGAATTCTGTCAGCCGCTTGACCTGCTTTTTTCAATCTTCCTGGTGGGTTTGGTATTCCCAAACCTATTGAACGGTCACGAGCAATTTTTTCAGCAGCAGTCATCTTAGGACCAGTACCTTCTCTGTACTTTTTACGTACTGCTTCAGCGCGTTGTGCAGCAAGACGATTTGCTTCAGTTCTAGCAGGAGTCTTTTTCAAAGGCTTATTAGCAGCCTTGAGTCCGGCCTTCTGTGACTTGGCATCTTTCTTACTTCTTGATGCTTCTTCCGTTTTTCTTTTTACTGCAAGTGCTTTGTTTGTTTTGTCTGCGTTATCAATCAAAGAATACTTGCCTGGAATAGTTCTAATTAATTTTGAGTCATCAGACTTCTTAGTTGTTTTTCTAACTGCCATTGCTATCTCCTTAGATCACTCTCATTTTGTTTTGTTCTGCGAACGCTTCTTCTAAGTTGATGACTGTTCGCTTGCCTAGCTCTTGGCGAGATAGGAATGGATTTTTCATATGGTGGGTGGC